GCCCTTCTTCATGCCCTTCTTTTTCTTGGGCGGACGGCCTTTTTGTGTGCCGTAAGTTCCGGGACCCTTAGGCATGACGCAAAATGCGACGACATGCCCAGTCTAAACAGCTTTAGACCCGTATTCCAGCGTTACACGCCGTTTCCTGCCGCTAGGTGAGTTCCAACGGAAAAACCTTACCTGCACTGATGGATGAAGCTCCTCCTCAGGCGATTGCAGCGTCTTCCAACGGTGATCACACTCCAAACAACGCCGCTCACGCACACAATCGTTGTCCTGTGACGTATAACGCCCCATCACCTTTGATTCCTCTGATCCGCATTTCGGACAACAAGGCGCGTTGAGCGGACGAAACATCCTCAATACAA